CGGTTGACTATTTCAGTCCAAGACTCTCTGCGGCCTGCATTATGATTGAAACGCGCGTACTTATTAAATACGGTAATATCTGCTAGTGCTAATTTATCATTCATTATTTAGTTCCTGTTGATCCGAATCCGTCAGCTCCACGCTCGGTATCTAACCAATCCGCGTCTGACATATTTACTAATTCTAGTGTTGGTAATGCAATAGGCATAATCACAATTTGCCCGATGCGATCATAGCGCTCGATAATATAATCCTGAGTGCTATAATTACATAAATTAATTTTTATATTTCCTCGATAAGATGAATCAATTACGCCCACGCAATTAGCCGGACTAACATTATGTTTCCCCATTCCGCTCCTTGCGAAAACAAGGCCAACGAAGCCCTCCGGAATTTTGAAGGCTACTCCTGTATCAAAAAGTTTTGTCTCACCCGCAACTAGAATGTAAGGGATAGTTGAACGTAGATCTAAACCCGCATCAGTGGGATTAGCGCGGTTGGGTAGACATGCAATATCTGTTACTTTAGTTTGCAATTCCATTAAGATATTTCTCCAAAACATGGTTGACTTTTTTGCAATTTTCTGGGCCGATTGCCTCGTCGCAGAACTCCATCAAGTCCATTAATTTATAGTTCAGCATCAGATTTTCTGCACCGAACGCGTTTAGATTCTGAATATATTTATATTTACTAGTAATAGGTAGGTTTGCTGCAATATCATACGCAGTACCATATGCACGTACTAGATCCAAAGCTTTCTTAGGGCCCACACCAGGAACTCCAAACACATTATCACCAGAATCACCTTGCAGGCATTTAATGCTAATATACTCTTCTCTAGTAAATTCATAATGTTCTGCCCAATTATCCACAGTGAACTCTTTACGTGTGACATAAGAGAATTGACTTACCCCGTCATCTACTAATAGATTCCAGTCACGATCAGAGCTAATCAACCAGATCTGATCGATTTCAAATTTCTTCTTATTCTTTACGATTAGAGCAGCAATATCATCAGCTTCTGTCTTATCGAAACGAAATACTGGAAAATGAGTTGACTCTTCGTAGGATTCCATAACTCGGTTGAATTCTTCGAAGAAAAGCTCGAACTCTTTCTGCTCCTCAGGGGTCTGTAAAGCATGCTTATCTTTACGATTTTGCTTGTACTCAGGGTAAATAGCTTTACGATAGCTACTAGAACCTGAATCACAAGTCATAACTACTTTACCCGCACCGTACGATTTACGCAGACTATCTACAGTGCGGATATAAGATTCTAGGAAATTTAGGTCTCCTGAATGTTTCCAGCGAAAGGCTAGATTAAGAGAATCTACGACCATTACAGTACGTGGGTTCAATTCTGTAATACTTGAGAATGTTTTAGCCATAGTATGTTTTATTTAAGAATAATTATTATAACAATAATGATAAAGAAAGTCAAGCTATGAATTTTGGTTTCTCATTTACAAGATAATCTTCTAGTAGAGATATAAAGAACTCGTGCTCGTCAATATGTATTAACATGTGCCTATAATCTGCGGAAGGTATTTCAGTAAAGGCTACAAATACTTTACTACGATCGTGTTTGAAGATCAAAATTGGCGCTTTATTAACCTGAATTCCCTGTCGTATGGCCTGCTTCCACCATTCGATAAGCTGAGGATTCTTATTAGTTAATAGACCACTATTGATATGATCGTCCTTATAGTGCTTAACTTCTACACAATAGAGATTCTTCTCGTTGGGAACATATAAATCTCCTTTCAATCCGTGTTTCTCATTAAGAGCACCCGAACCTGGAGTACGTTCCCAATTCAATCCTGTAGCTTTTCTTAGCACATCTCTAATAACTGACTCTGCTCTAGCTCCTTTATCCCTACTATCTACCATTATTCAATCCTTGATATATTCTTAGTTTTAATTACCTGAATCTTCTCTAATAGGGGATGGCTAAAACCATGACTTATTACAAATGTATTTAAGTGTTCTTCTGCTAGCAATACTTCTACTAACTTCTCTTTGCCTTCTGTGTCTAAATTCTCGATGGTTTCATCTAGGATCAGTAGATTGATTCTACTATTACTAAGAGACTGCATAAGTTTGCGAATCCCCAGCAATGCTGCTGCATTTACGCGCGCGCGCTCTCCACCACTAAGTGCAATAATATCAATATCTTTACCATTATCTGTGATAATTACATTAAGTTTATCAGATGCAGCGATCTTGAAACTGATCTGGAATCTACCTGATGAAAGTTCTGCTAGATACTTATTAGTAGTTTCTTCTAGATCTTTAATGAGACACTCGATCTTATAGGCTACTAAGCCCGTAGAACTAAATGTCTTAACTAATACCTGAAGGGTACTAAGTCTAGAAGATACTGCAGCTAGTTCGGCACGATGAGTCTCTAGCTCATCGTGCATTTCCTGCATTTGCGTTCTAACTAACTCAACTTTAGCATTATGAGCTAGAGCAGTATTGTTATACTCTGTAGCATCTCTAATTGCTTTATTTACTTTAGTTATGGTAGCTTCATGTTCTTTGATAATAGCATCTAGATTATCTTTATTAAGTAATTCTTCAGTTAACTCAGGATTATAAAGACCATGATATTCTTCATATAGTTCTTTACTAGTATTCTTGATTTCCCAATCTGCCAAAGCTGTTTCAATTAGAGCAATCTTATCAGATACACTCTTAACACTTTTCTGAGAAATTAGCTTGATAGATGCTTGATCTGAGATAATTGTTGCAACTTTGTCAGCATCAATATCCTGTAGACACGTGGGGCAGGATGCCCCTAGTTTCTTCATTTTTAGGATGAAAGCATCTGCGCTTTTAATAGCAGAGTTATATTCTATTAGCTCTGTATCTAGAAGTTTAGTAGATTCAGGTTTAAGTCCTGCGGGCTCTAAACTTATACTATCACGAAGCTCTTTGTACTTATTGTTCTGAATTACTTTCTTATTCAGAGTATCTATATTCTTAATACTCTCTTTAGTAGTGGTAACTTCTTCTGTTAACTGTGTAGGAGTATTAGGTACTTCTACAAAAGATTTCTCTATTAAGGGAGTCTTCGTATACTTAGCTATCCATGTCTCTGCACTAGTAGCTTTAGTACTGTAGATAGTTACTTGCTCATTAACTTCCTTAGTAGCCGCTTTGAATATCTCTGCTGCATCTACATACTTGGATAAGTTAAGTAGATCTATTAGAAACTTCTTACGGTTAGAATCCGTAGCAGTTAGAAACTCAAGGCTAGCAGCGCTACTCTGGTATACGATCTGTGCGAAAGTTTTATGATCGTAGCCTATTAATTCTTCTATTAGCTTGTAAGTATTAGTAGCAGTATGTGCGCTAATATCTACATCTTCTTTATAGAGTTTTACAGTTTGAGTATTACCGCGATTAGTCTTAATACGGTAATTAGTACCGTCTTTATTGAATTCTAGATCAATAGAATAGCTCTTAGCATTAGAATTACGATTAAGAATATCTGCTTTCTTGATACCCTTAGAATTCTTATTATATAATGCTTCTTCTAAAATTAAAGCGATACTACTCTTACCATGCCCATTCTTACCCACAATCTGAGTCAGAGCATCTGCGCTGAAGTCTATCTCATTATCTTCGCCATACGAGAATAGATTACTCCAGCATAACTTTTTAATTGTAATCATTTTGCTAAATACGCAGATAGCTGAGGAAAGCCACCAATATACTCTCCATCAATAAAGATCTGAGGTACGGATTTGGCATCTGGAACTGCATCTATTAGATCTTTCTTAGTCCACTTATTCCCCTCACCAATCTTACGTTCTTCAACTTCATACCCATTAACGTGTAGAAGGCGTTTTGCAGAAATACATGCTGCACAGTTGTCTTGGCTATAGACTATACTAGTTTTTAATAAGCTCATTTGCATAATTATTTAGTTCCTGTAATGCATCCTCGACCGCACTATCACTTAACTGTAGCACGTATCTTAGATATTCGTTGACTTCTTCTTCTAGCGTTAAATCTGGTGCTAGAATTAATGTAGTATCTGTGTCTCGTTTAATAATCTTCTTGTCGATCAAATCACTATCTGCTAGGGCACCTAGTTCTGACATATCACCTTCAATCTCGTAGATTGTATGATGATATTCCGTAGGCTGCATTGGCTCTCCAGCTTTAATAGTTTTCCTAATAAGCTGTGGAAGTTTTAGAGTTATGTGCTGATGAGACATACTGATAAAGTCAAACAACACAACACCTGTATCCACAGTATGCCTGTGGAAACTAGTAGTAAGAGGAGACCCAGGATAAAGAATATTTCTTTGCGAGTTTTCATATGCGTGTAAATCACCGGCTAAAACGACTTCCCATTTATCGAAGATAGATAGGTCTACTTCTGGTTTAACATGTGGAGGAATCTCTCCTCTAACATGAGTACATAGCATAGTTCCAGTAAACTTATGCCCGTCTTTCTCAAAGTGTTTTAGTTTATTATAGGGTATAAAATCAATACTTTCATAACTAAAGTAATCGTCAATAACCTCTACTAAAGGATTAATCCAGTTAGTTACATCCTTGAAGTTAGTAAAGAATGTACCATGCTTAGTAGTAGATTCATGATTGCCGCTATAGATGAATGTCTTAATTGGGATAGCTTTTACTAAACTAAAATATAGTTCTAGTTCTTCTGCGGAGGGATACTTATCCCAAATATCTCCGCCAATAATTAAAAGGTCTGCCTGTGCACATATCTCAACTAATTGATCCTGAAACATTTTGTAGCGGTTCTTAGCCCATTCTACAGGTACATGTTTCTGTCCTAATTTGTAATGAATATCTGCCGTGAATAATACTTTCATTTGCTCTCCAGAACAAAAAGCCCCCAGAGTGTTTATTTCTGGGGGCTTTTATCAGCCTAGTTCTTTAACTGCTTCACCATCTGCAGACTCGTCAGCAGCCTCATCGACTCCTGAAGTAATCTTCTCTAGTGCTGCTTTGATTTCATCAGCGGTAGGACGGATAAACTTGCTATCAATATCTTCCGCCTTTTCAGCTACAGCACGCTCGTCGGCACTTAGCTTGCGCTTCTTGCACTTTAGAACTGAAAGGGTGTACTCGACATTGAAGGGCAGAGGTCCGGTCTTAACACGCTTGAAGACTACATCCCAGCCACTATCCATATCAGTAGGATCGCCCAGATCTTCAGCAGCAGAAAGAATCTGTTCAAAGAGCTTCTTCTTGAGATTAAGCGCCTTGACTTTGCCATCGCTAGGGTCGATACAGTTAATAGAATAAGCCCATGAGCACTTCTTATCTGGGAAGAAGCTGGGGACGTGGTCAACTTCGGTATTCGTGAACTTTTCCTTTTCACGATCGAAGGCTAGACACTCTAGTGGAATATCCTTGTTATTAGTGCCTTTGACCCAGTACACATAGCGGGGTAGAACACCACCGACTAGACGCAGCGTATTGTCGCCGTCTTTATATGTGTATGACTCAACTGACTTCTTAACTGCCTTACCCTTGGTTGAATTGAAAGCTAGTGCCATTGTATAATTCCTCGTATTTAAAAAGTATTTGTTTATTTAATACATTAAGTATTGGATTTGATTTTATCTTAGCCAGATTTAAGTCTGGAAAGAAAGATATATCGAGCGTTATTAATTTATGTGTTTTGTAAAGAGCCCAATCTCGCATACCTGCTAATTTTATATACTGAACCAAGTAGTTAATATCTATGTTATGGATATTGAAAATAGGTTCAGGATTTAATATAAAACTATAACCTCTCAGCGGTAGTTTACTTGGCTTGTATTTAGATTTTGCACTGGAAGGTATAGACCCTCGATAGTGATACTCTAATACAGCCAGAAACTTGATTGGGTCGTTTGCTGCTTCCTTTTCTAGATTACCTAAGTTGAAGAATAAACCCATATCTCGACTTTCTAAAGAATATTATAGCAGTTTAGCACTCTATGCGCAACTCTAAATTTATTAATGCATTTCAATTTCCCACCCTTTACTAGCATAGAATGCGAGCCTAGCTCCATTCTGTCTACGCTCAGCACCACTGCTGAAGTTTAGATCTAGTACGACAGGATCTAACTTCTCGGGATGCATCCGCATAATACGACCAATAACCTGTTCTAGAGAAATTGGGTTTGAAGTTGGTACTGCAAGAATTACACAACTTAATCGGTTTATTGAGATGCCTTCTGAAAATATTTGTCTGCTACCAGCAACGCACATCTTTTCTCCGGACTCGACTTGCTCAATAAGAGCTTTTCGTTCCTCGTAGTCGGTTTCGCCTGTAATAAGTATGCAACTTGAGCCAATGTAATCCTTAATTTTGTTTAGAAATTCTACGCGATCAGCCACAACTAAAACACAGTGGCCTTTCTCTATTTGAGTTAAAGCTAATGCTGAGACAAACTGCTGATACTCCTCATCGTACAGTAAAGCATTAATCTTCTTAGCCCAGGTTTCACCAGTAGGCAGGTGAATACCTGTTTGAATAATCTTTACTAGTGGATCGAGTGTATGGCTTTGAGGAGGACGATAAACGTCTTTACCAAAGTAATCCATAAAAACCACGTGCTTGCCATCAGTACGAAGCATGGTACCGCTAAGAGCAATACGATACCGGCAATACATACCGTCAATAATTGAAGAAAAAGTCGTAGCAGGAACATGGTGAGCCTCATCTAATATTACAGTGCCGAATTCTTTACAGATACTCGGCATTAGTTTTGTTACAGTTTGTACGTTGCCAACTACTATGGCATGGTCCTCGATATCAAACTTTCCAGAGCCAATGACCCCAGGCTCCATACCAAATAGCGCGCGGATTTCGTCGATCCATTGATCTCGAAGCATTGTTGTATGCGTTACCACTAAGGTTTTCTGCCCTAGCTTGCGTGCTAGATGTAATGCAGTAAACGTTTTGCCCCAACCAACCAAAGCATTTATAAAACATGTATCAGTTACCTCATCGTAAACGGCCTGCTGACCTTCGCGTAGATCAAACTTAGGGATTGGG